AGTATTCTTCAGGCTCATTATAGATGCAGTGTTCATAAACCACCTCTTCATAAGTACAGCAGAGGAACCTTGAATGAGCGTATTGATGCTGGCGTGTGGATGTCTCACCACTATTTGTCGTCCATCTATGGCTCTCAAACGTTTCTCTGATGTCCCTTTAGCCACTACTGCATCTCTCAGGCGAGAGAATGCTGGTAAGTTAGACAGGAACCTTTCCCGAAGTTGCTTACCGTCCTTAGCAGTGCCGTTAACTACAGAACCAATCTTAGCATCACCGGCACCGTAGAGCAGAGCATAGATAAAAGTCTTAGCTTGGTCTCTGGTGTCTAGTCCAGCCATGTTCTGATTGGCTGTGTGTATGTCTCCGTCCAGAACCTCCTTGGTGTATTCTGCATCGTTCATATAGTGTGCTAGTACTCGAAGTTCTAAACCGGCGGCGTCGGTATCTATTAAAATATTTCCGTAGTCTGCTTGCCACATCTGTCTGCACTCTAGACCAAAAGGTTTTCGCAGAGACGGTATCTGCTGCAAGTTTGGCTTAGAGCACGACATACGGTTTGTTATGGCTCCTAGCGTGTGGTAGTGGCAGTGTACTCTATCTGCTTCTCCACATGCCTTGATCCAGGAATCAATCATTGCAGTGCGCTTCTGTAGCATAAAGTAACGAGCCAGTATCTGCGCTTCTTCTATTTTACATTCTTCTAAGGTGCTTTCATCTACCTTTGGCTGACCAGTTGGGGTAAACTTTGTGGGCTTCCACCCTTTTTCTATGAGCCTCTCACCTATCTGCTTACGACTTGCCGGGTTAAACGGTTTAAGTTTTGTTTTAGTCTTTAGCTGTATCACCTCTGGTTCAAAAGTGTCCTGCATCTGCACTACGATTTCTTCTTGTTCTTTAAGAAGTTTAGAGTAAACCTTGTGTGCCAGTTTCTTGTCAAAGGCAAATCCGTTTTCTTCAACGTGCGTAGCCAACCGTTGCATACGGTGTTCGTCAGCGATTGACTTCTCTGAAAAATCCTTGGTCTCTTCACAGACTATCCCATACACTTTAGCACAGAGGAGAACATCTTGCTCACAGTATACTATCATATCATCTGTAAGCTGGTCCCAAGACTCCTCGTAAGAACCCTTGAAGAACCCTAGACGTTCTCCCCATGCTTTCAAGCCGTGGCCCTTTTCCCTATCGGGTTTCGCCATGCGCGAAAGTACTAAACTGTCCGCCTGTTTATAGACAGGGACATTAACTTCCCACAGTTTACGCAACGCGGGGAAGTCAAAGGAAGAGCCATTGTGAGCGACAATCTTGTCAAAACTGTTAAAGTATTCCTGAACACCTACTTGTGTTAGGAAAGTCTTGACAATATTGTTTTCAACATCGAGAGTTACAAGGCAATGGATCACAGAGTAGTCCAGCCCATCTGTCTCGATGTCTATTACAAGTGTATCTAGCAATTCAATTCTTTCCAGCTTACTGGAAACAGTTTAGCACAGTGGTCTGAAATTGCAAGGGCAACTTCTCGTGTTTCTTCCTGAGCGGTTTCCTCTGTCCTAAGTTTACACACTCGTGCAAACGCTGCCACTGAGCCTGTCCAGTACCACTCGGTATAGGTAGACTGAGGCAGCACTGCTCTAGCTTGCTCTTCACAAACTCTTAACTTCAGTAGTCTAGTATATGCGTCAATAGAGTGTGCAACAGATGAAGCGTAGATGTCCTCTACAATTCCCTGAGAGATAACACCAAAGGTTTCAGAACCTTGCTTTTTATCTTCGCTCTGCTCTCTCCACATGTTGGAAAACCAGGCGTCGGGCTTTTCAGAGACGTATCGCCTACTAATTTCGTTCCACACTAGCCCTACTTGATGCTTTGCAAGCTGCCTAGCTACAAAAATTGGAGCTGTTATGTGGAAAGAAATACTAGTGTGTCCAAAAGGTGTCCAATGATTGTTCTTAGCTAAGTAAGCGATAAGTTTTTTATCCCCTACTGTAATTTCCGTACTAATCTTACCGAAACTAACACGGGCTGCGTTAACTACTGATAAATCACTACCCATTGAGTCCACTAAAGATACATCTTTATCCATCATCCTTGACCCCTTTTTCTAGAATATGACCCCGAATATGGAGAGTGTTTATTTAAATTTTTAGTATGATTTCTGGGAGATAGCTTACCGCGCCTTCTGTTTAAGTTTCTAGGCACGTAGGTGTTAGTTCCGAATTTAGTTTTCTTTGCCACTCAAAACTCCTGCTCGATAGTGTCCATGCGTCCCGTCTTCTTATCGTAGAACAGCCTACCAGCTAATCCTACATCGCCAGTGTAACGGCACTTCAGTACCCGCAACGTCGTCGTGTTACACACCACTGGATCGTCGCTCTGTGTGTCACGCTCCAAGGCTACTACGGTGTCGCTAATCTGTGCAATACCGTGTGATCCCCTCAGATGTCCTAGGTTAATCTCCACGCCTTCCTCGTGTGACTTGTCAGAACCAAGTCGTCGAAGGTGAGTTACAAGGTGTAACGTGCAGCCTGTTTCCTCTGTTAGCTGGCGCAGAAGTGTCATAGTCCTGTCAATGGCCTTGCGTTCGTCCATAATCTCAAGACCTGATACCAGTATGCTAAGGTGATCGACAAATATAACCTTGCAGTCCAGACCCTGCACCATGAACCTAAGACGGCTCAGTAGATCGTCGGTGTTCATGCTACCAAAATGGTCGTACAAGTAAACACGTCCGGTTCCCAAAGTATTGTCGAAGTGTTGTTTAACTTTTTCTTTCGGATACTTGTTGAATACTTCGTTTAAGTGTAGAGGTAGGTTAGCTTCAACAGCTAGAATGCCACGTCTAGTACGGTCTACGCTCTCTTCCAGCGCGACTATACCTATGTTTAAGTCCGTGTTCTTGATGTAGTAGTGCTGCAACTCGCGCAGGATACTTGATTTACCTACGCCTGTACCAGCAGCCCAAGTAACAATCTCCCTGCCCCTGGTTCCCAGTGTCTTCTCCTGTAGGCCGGGAAAGGGGAAGGCCAAGCTCTTGATGTTCTGCTCTTCCCACAGTCGGTCAAAGTTGTCTGCACCATTGTGGATACCAGACGGAGTGTAGGAGTTTGTGTCTTTCAAGTGAGCCAAGAACTCGTTCTGTAGGCCCAGCTTCGTGTACTCACACGCATCTTTGTGTTCTAAGTTAACAACGTATGCCTTGCCGGGAGACAATAACTTGGCACACTTCTCTGCCGCCGTGCGTCCCGGTGTGTCTGTGTCAAAACAAATAAAGACCCGCTCGTAGCGTTCTAGCAATTCCAAATTCTTCTTGAAGTCACGCTCCGCACTGGCAGCACCGCTCTTTATGCTCAGTACGGGTACAAGAGTGTTCTTAGGACTATCACTGACCTTGGTAGAGCCTAGAGGTATACGGTTAGCCATTTGGAACGCTGCCAGCGCGTCAGCCTCACCCTCTGTGATTATAATAGTCTTAGCTCTCTGAGGTGCAGCCTTCTTCAAAGTGTGCGCTCCAAACAAGTCACACTTGGTAAACTCACCCTCAGTTTTGTGAGCTTTATTAGGCATACGAACTTTACTGGCGGTAAGAACTCCATCCACAAAATAGGGAAAGTACGTTATAGACCCACCTTCAGATACCTTGACCTCGTAGAAGTCCGAGATAGCGCCTCCAATCTTGCGGTCCTGCCAGAGTGTGTCCTGTTCTGGTTTCTTATAATCCTGGATATTCGACACGTTGTGGCTCTCCCCGTCTTCCTTGCGGTGCTGGTTACAACTAAAGCAGTAACTATGCCCATCGTCGTACTCTGATAAAGCGTCAGACGACCCACAGTCCTCGCACGGCAGGTGCGCCTTGCTAACAGTGCTCTCCATTATCTAGCATACTCCTCGTTCATCTCAGCAGCTATTGCTGCATATCCTGCAATGTCAACGTAACAGTCGTCGGTGCCAGTGTGCATCAGCCGCGCTACCTTGAGTAGAATCATCATATGCGCCACGTCCATAGGTGTCAACTGCACCTGTAGGTTTAGTTTACCGGACATGTAGCGGGACCATAAACTTGCAATACGGGCGTGGTTCTCGTAGGCAGAACCATAGTCGGTGGCACGCTGCCCTGTAATTAAGTCTTTGGCAGTGTCTAGACAGTCGTTTCGTTTCATCGCTACTTCCTCTTCTTAAAACTGTTTTCAATCTTGATCGCTTTTCCGAGTAAAGCTGCTATCAATTGTGATAAAATCATCTATTTTTTCCTGTTCTATTTTAGGTGCGTAGGGATCAACGTATCCGAGTGCTTCACGGACATGCCAGGTGCAAACTCCGCATATGTCGCCACTGCTCAAAATTGGTAGCGGCGCGTCACAAATAGCGCATCTCATGGTGTAGTGAGGTAGATTTTCGCATATTTAGATGCTTCTTTACTATTAAAAAACGCCTCAACATCCTCAACCACCTCATCGATACTGAAATCATTTGGAATAGGGGCGTCGAAAAAGTAACCGTCACAGAACTCTTGAACGTCCATCATCCACTTTTTAATATCAGACATTATAAACTCCACATGTTCATTTTAAAACCGTTGTGTGCAATTATGAAAAAACAGGTTACGATGTGCAGGACAACCCACACTGTTCTTACGACGGCAACTCTATCGGCCCTAAGATCATCTTGAAATGCCTTCTGACCGATAGCCTTGCACCATATTTTCCAAACGTTACGCAACGTGTCGTCGTTTGTATTCGTCAACTACATCCTGCACCAACTTTTCGTAGTTAATCTCATAAGAGCCATAGGTTCGCCCCTGCCCGTCGTCCTTGAGGATAGTATCAATGGGGTAACCGTCTTTTTTTAG